CCAAATCATCGGCAGACGTATCCCATAGCATATAAGCACTGGCTGTATCACCAAAGAATTTGACATCGTACCCAGTATCGTCAGCACCAACCGTAATTGTTGAATCAACCTGTACCGCGCCATCAATGTCTACTGCATCTAGGTTGGTGGTGCCGTCTACATCCAAATCGCCATTAAAGTCTACGTTACCCGCTACAGTGAGTGTGGCACTCAACTCCAGATCAGCGAGTGCGTCAAGGACAGCCGCTCCAGATCCGGCACCATCGGTGAAGATTGCCGAAACATTGCCATTACCGATTGTAATGTTGGCCCCGGAGCCCTGACTGATAATGATGTTTTGAGAGCCGCTTGTGGCGTTCTCAATGATCCAGAACTTGTTGATGGTATTTGGTGCCAGAGTGATGGTACACGCTGAATCCAGTGTGCCCGTATACTTCATGTATATGGCTCTACCTTCATCAGCCGTACCATCTGCTACCGTAGTAGTATGCGTATCGGCGTTGGTCGTGATGGCTTCGGTGCCAGAACCGAAAGCATCTGCTATAAGCTCTAGGTTCGTATTTGTGGAAGTGCCCCAAGTACCTGATTCGGCACCTGTAGCGATCTCCTTCAATCTCAAATTATTGACATACGTTGCCATACTTAACTCCTAGTTTATAACAGCCTTCCAATCAGGCGTCTGCGAATCGGATACATCAGACCATTCCGGTGTCTGTGAATCATCTACAGCAGCCCAATCTGGTGTCTGTGAATCCGATACCTCAGACCACCCCGGTGTCTGCGAATCATCTATAGCTCCCCAATCTGGTGTCTGAGAATCATCTATGATGCTCCATACATTGACTCCAGTTATTCCCGTTGTTCCTACCACACCCGTTACTTCGATATTCTGACTAACGCTCGTCGTAACGCTTCCTACCGCGCTCGTTCCCGCAACCCCGGTAACAGTGACATTTCCGACTCCCGTCACCGTTACCGAACCTACACCACCTGTCGCCGCGACCCCGGTAGCCGCTATCGAAACGTCAATCGTTACCGATACCGAACCAACTGCGGCTGTTCCGGCCAATCCTGTTACCGAAACACTTCCATCACCTGTCACCGTTACGGAACCAACTGCACCCGTTCCGGCCAGACCCGTCAGCGTAACATTTGCATCTGCTGTTACGGTAACGCTTCCTACACCACCCGTAGCCGCCAAACCAGTGACGGTTACGTTCGCATCTCCGGTAGCTGTTACGGTTCCTACCGCCCCAGTACCAGCAATTCCTGTTACGGTGACATTCGCATCTCCTGTTACCGTAACACTTCCTACTGCACCCGTTCCAGCTATACCCGTTACATCAACGGGAACTGGCTCGCCCCAAGTGCTAGAACCCCATGTTGAGCGGCCCCAGCCTGTTACATTTGCCATGCTACGCTATACGAATAATCGCGTTACTCGCATCTGCCGCAGGAAAGGTGACCGTAAACGTACCAGCAGTGGCCGTTTTCAATGCACCAAAATCTAAAATAACAACAGACGCATCACCTGAATGACTATCATTAAAAATCATTGCACCCATAGCCGAAAACGTAGCAGTAGACCACGAAGTATCAGCAAAATCAGTATAGGCGGTCGTACTACTTGTCGTAGGATCTACCCGTGTAAGTGAATTTCCTTTAGCAGAGTAGGCAGATCCTGCATCATTAGTAATCTCATTACTACTGGTATACGCTGTAGTGGCGGCAGTGAATGAAGAACTATCTGTATATAGAGCCATTCTAAAGGTGTCACCGCCTGAATTCTTAAAGTTGTGACCAGCTTCCATTAATTCTTTCTTAAAAGAGGTACACATAAAATTTCCTGAAAATGCCATTATAGCTCCTCCACTGAGTTGGCCAAATCGTTGTGGCCCGCTGAACGCAACAGGGTAACAATCCTAGAACGGTCTTCATTAATTGCTTCGTACATATAGTACTTCACGGCTTTATAGATGGACTCCTTAAACTCTATCGCCTGCTCCGCTATCAGTGGATGTGCGTCCTCGCCTACGGACACAATATGATCGGATACCCGTGTTGCCCAATGATCCGGGCCAAGGGTGGTATTGTTGGTCGTGGTGACTATGACGTTACCCACTTCCCCGGTAAACATCAGTGAACAGGCACTCTGATTGTGCCATCTCTGTACTCATCAACAGTCATGCGTCCTTCTGCCTGCATCTTCAGAAGATCCAGTGCTTCCTGATATCGCTGCTGATACAACTGCATCATGTCCGCATCACCTTTCATGTAGGTATACGCCTCGACCAGACAGCCGTAGAGCAGAACCGTATCGGCGTTCGTGCCCAACCATGAAGGGCTCGTGTCAACGATTGAGGCTGGCTGATAGTAGTAATGAAGCTCCGTAACAAAATCAGCGTTGGGTGTAGGGCCAACTATAAATGTGTCACTAGCGAAAATACCGTAATACTTGGGAACCCCTTCGGTGGACGCATTCGGATAGGTTGCCCTGATAAAGTTCGCATCCTTGTTCAGCAAAAAGATCTGGTTACTAGAACTGGTAATCGACAAAGACAATGGAAACAAAAAGTCCGTGGGCATCGACAGGTATTGATTACCATCGGTGATGGTGCCTGCGACATTCTTGCGGTTCACGGGCAGGTTGACTGAGCGATAGATGCGCTGTTCAGTCTGCTTGATGAACGTGGGGATAGCAGCCACGAAATTCGTTTCCGTGTTATCGCAATAATCCTTGATGGCCGCAGTCAGTTCAGCGTAGGTCATGTGGTCACCGTCACGGTCCCGACTTGTCCATGTGCCACAATGTTGCCCGATCCACCCCCATTACCATTTCCTACGGGATTGAACGCAAACAATCTCCTGCTGATATCTTGTGACAAATCGGGGCGTGGATTTCTAATTGCCTGTGGGTCAGAATAATCACCAAGTCTGCCAAGGAAGTTTTGGGGCTGATCTTCGTCTAGCATATTCCTGCCGACCATAAGACCTGTCATGCGACCAGCCTTAATCTGTGGTACAAGATCTTTGAGCTTATACCTGAATCCCGTGCGGTCGCAAAACCCAAACGCATACTTGCCCTTGGCATATTTGGCCATCAGGAATAGCCCCCAGGCACAAAGTGGACAGAAGCTCTGTCACGATCTTCCTGTTCCGCCAATTGCCACTGAAATTCATATTCAGCTTTAAGTTCAGGGGAGCGCACAAACGCTTCTGGATATTTCTGCGATATCATATAGGCAAGGCCAGATACCAATGCCGGGAGGAAGCGAGCGGGCACATCTGGATCAGTAGATCCCACGGCACCCGTATCCTCAATACGCCGTATTTGCTGATAAACAAACGTGTAAGCTTCACTAGGCGTGGGCCAAAAGTAAACAACCGGAGCATCACGTTGCTTGTCGATATACAAATTTACGGGACGCCCTTCGGTGAGCTTATTCGGGATCGTGGAATATTGAGATACACTGAACCGCGAGAGCGGCAAATCGCTTTGTGTAGTACCAGATCCATCACGAATCCAATACTGAATCAAATCAACGGTATCCGAATCCATAGTGACCGTAGAGGTTCCTGGCGTCAGGGTTTTGGTGCCCTGCTCGACAGTCCAGAAGTTGAGGCCGCGATTCACCCACTCAAGGCTCAAGAGATTGAGAGACCTACGAGCCGTCTCAATGTCATAGCCTGTCTTGGACTGAAGACCACATCTCTCAAACGCCTCTTCGATTACCTCTGAAATTTCGAGGTTAAATGCAGAGGTTCCAGAAGTAGCCATTACTTATCCCCAAATTTGTCTTTGCACTTCTTCTTGAACTCGACAACCTTTCCAGGCGTCAGAGATCCATTGCCGATCAAGCCACCACTTCTCATTTCCGCAAAATCCTGTAAAGAACCTTGTTTGGAAAACTCGTTAGTAATCGCTTTTTTAACGAGTCCACCATACGCCTTTTCTCGTTCCCACCTGTCCGCCATCTCAGGTTCGTTGGCGTGCATCCACTTCCTCTGTTTCTCGCTCTTAAAAGGCATCTCTAAAACGCCTTCCAATTAGGATATTCTTCAGCAATACGACTTGTATGGCCAACCTCTTCCTCATGGCCAGGATAATTTTCAACAAGCTTACTGTAGTAGCCCCAATTATGGTCCGCCCCTGCCTTCTTCTCTATCATCTCGTTACAGCTTGGAAGCTTGACAGTCGGATTTTGAGGATCTTCAGCCATTAGTAGCTCTTCCTCATTGCCATCATAATGGTATAACGATCACCGCTATCATCACCCGTGGTGGTGAAATTGATATCTCCGGTTGGGCTAGACGCATTATTTGTAAGGGGTCCAGCTTGGCGGAAATCGTAGAAGCCATAGCCACTGAGCGTCCAACAGAGAGCATCACTGCTGGCATCCCAAAGAATATCTACGGTCATACCAGAACAGTCATACCATATCTGCTGGATTGTTACGCCCGCGCAGGCTCTTTCGGTGCCGGATTCAGCACTAAGTGCGGAGACATCGACCTTGGTAACTGCGGCTTCACCACTACCATCGGAGATATTGGTGAATTTCATAACGGCAATGCGGTCGCCGTCTTGGATCGTTTGAGACGTTACTGCGTCAGCCATCTGATTCTCCCCACGAGGACAGGGTTTCTAGCCCCGCTCGCTATAGGAGATAACGGCCACCCACCCATTTGGATGGGTGGCCCTATCTCAATTAACGAACCATATCTTACTGATCGGAAAAGGCAGGTACATCTGCACCTTCCTGATGACCCCATATGATCCAATTCGTTGAATCTTTTGCCAGAATATTGATTTCAAACAAACCAAAATCTGTCAGGGTCAGTATGGAGTTTGAATTCCCATCAGCATACACGGAAACATTGTCTGCGTTGGAATCCAAATGGATGACACCACCAATGAAGTAGTTCGTATCGGAGCCCGTATCGAAGATGACGTTTTCAGTCTCTTCTGCCGCACCACCGTATATAAACTTGAACCACACTCCCGCCGTGGGCGACGGAAGAGTAATCGTCCGGTTTCCACCAAGCGCCGGAACAACATTGACCCTACCACCATTAGCAGTAGCGGTCAGGGTGGTATCAGCATCACTGAACGTAATGGGAGTAACCTGCAATCCCGATCCGTCTAGGCTGAATTCCGTTGTGAATGCACCAGTTGTTGAGCTTTTCGATACTACATCGAATCCGTCTTCGGATCTGACTGGTCCTGAAAAAGTCGTGTTAGCCATTATTTCTCCCTGTCTTGGCTAGTGTCTACCGTTTATCGGCAGTCAGGAAAAAAGAAAAGGGCAGGAACGGTCCCAATATGGAACCGTCCCCACCCCCTACTCACTACGTTACTCACTACGCTCCGGGTGATCCCCAGATCCCAAGGGGATCGGAGACGCCAAAGCTGTACCGCTCGCGGGCCTTGTAGCGAACATTTCCGGTATCGAAATCACCGTCCATGCTCGTTTCCAGAGACACACGATTGAAGTGCTTCATACCATTCGGAATGTCGGTAAGAAGGAACCACGCATCCGTATCAGTCAGGAAGTGATTCACAACTGTCCCGCCAGGAACAACACCCATCGAACGTATAGCATTGATGTCGTTGTCCGCAGTTGAAGGACGAAGCTCAGATTTCATTACCCGTGTCGCCACGAACTGCAAGTCGGGCGGGATAACGAGCGTCTGGGGACGAGCAGCGATCATAAGGCCACGCTCATCGGTCCATTTGCCAATCTGAATTACAGCGGCCTCAAGAGAAGTCTCGTTGAGGTCAACGGCAGTCGCTGGACGGTTGGAGTTTTTGCCACCGGAAACGAGCGGGTGACCGTCACCACCAGTTACGCCATCGCTTGACGCCGTGAAAAGATTTACACCGTCGCCGCTCTGATAAGCGTTGGTAAACCCATTGTTCAATGGAACAACAGCTTTAACCTGCTTGGTGTGAGCCATGGCGCGAGCCAAGGACTTGGTGTAACGAGCCGACAAGGAATCATAGAGATTGTCTTCCATAGCCTCTTCCGTGATGGCAAAGCCCATGGCGATAGTCTCGTGATTGTAACGAGCAGTGAAGCTCTCCTGTGCGGCGTCATACGAAATCGCGTCACCCTCATCCTTCACGGGTGCAGCGTCGAAGCCCGAAAGCTTCACTTCTTCTTCAAAGGAACGATCTGAGCTTTCCGTCTCGTAGATTTCGGTATGCTCGTCATCATAACGTGCATACTCCATTCCGAAGAGCGCGTTCAAGCCCGGAAGTAGTTCTTTTAGAAGTTGTGCGCGTGAAATAGCCATTGGTCAGTCTCCTATACGCCTGTGGCGTTCAAATAGGAATGATTAGAAGCTGACCCGCTAGACGCAGCGTTGAACTTCACGATAACATCTGGATAAGTATCACTCGCCGTCGTCCCCTTCGGGGGCAGGCTGCTAGGCCCGTCAACGAAATCGATAATGCGAAGGGGCAGCGTGTTCGTTGTTGCTGGAGTGCTACCATCAAGTGCGTTCTTGGACTTACCGAAAGTGGTATTACCAGCAGTCACAACAACGGATGCATTGAGTCCACGATCCGTGGTGTTCAACGCTTCGTCGGATTGCATCTGGAAAACGACGAAAGGATCGTCAAGCACATACGCCATCGCATCAGTGGCTGCATTGGATGCAGGCCAATAATTTGAAAACGTCTTCTGGCTAGTAGTCGGGTCCGTATAAGAGCAACCCAAAAAGATTCCAACTGCGGTCAGAGCGGTAGTACCAGTATCCTTCGCGATAGTACCATCAGCCGCAACCTTCACGAAATCACCATTAGAAATCTGTGTGCCGTAGGTCGTGATAATCGGCAGATTTCTAGTCTTGCTGGTGAACGAACCCGAAGCACTAAGAGTGCCAATGGGTCTGGCCCCATATGGGGCTGCTGTAGTAGCCATATATACCTCTGAATGTCAGTCGAGCAGCATTCAGCGAGTTCCCTTACCAAACGCTACACGAGTTTTACGATCAGGCGCGAGAACAGGCATCCGTGGATCGCTCTCACGCATGTAATTGTTATCAACTGCTTGCATCTGCGATTCGGCGTGATTCCTGTAATAGGCACGCCTTTGTTCCACCAACTCATCTGGTGCTTTGCAGAGCAATAATCCACCAACCTCAATACCACCCTTCTCTCCCCATTCCGACTTATGATCGCTCATAATCTGAAGTTCTGGATGATCTTCGGATTTGACAGGCTCCCATCCTTCACGAAAACGCTTTGACACATTCGTGTTGTCTGGACTGCCTACCATAGAAGTTCGTATCCATCTGAACACCCATCCGTCCTGCGGTTCTGGGTCTGGAAGTATGGAAGCGGGTTCCCAAGGCTGTTCCCGAATTTCCTTTTCACGATTTTCGAGTTCCCTTGGTTTCCGTGGGGCGCGTTCTTTAGCCATTAGACCATCTCCTTCATTACCTGGGCAGCATATTGCTGAGGAGTAAGTCCCAAGCGTTTCGCGAGTTTTACTTGGGTCTCCGTCAACCTGACGGTGCGTGGCGTGGCTCCGCTATTTCTAGAAGCAGACGCTACCACGGATTTTCTTTGAGGCGGTGCAGTGTCAACAACCATCGTAGAACTGGTGCGCTGGCCGTTATCACCGAATTGCGTAGGAAAGACTTCTTTCATACGAGAATCAATCAATTCATAATATTGTTCAGACTCTGGGTCAATACCTTCGTCTCCAACCAACCTCTCGTGTACACCATAAGCAAAGCTGGTCATTTCCTTATCAGTGCCAAACCAAGAATTACGATCTTGCCACTCCATCGCCTTCGCATCTGGCTGAATCGGCTCTGGAATGTGCTGTTGTTGCTGACTCGCAATCTGTTGGTCCTCCGCCATCACCTGTTGCTTCCAATTGTCGATAATTTTCTGCGAAACCGCAGGAGCATAGGCTTGGGCAAGCTGTGCATTGGTCAAATGCTGCTGTGCAGCGGTGATTTGTGCGCTATCGCCCGATTCATGCGCTCTTTTGAAGTTTTCTTGGGCAATTGTGAGTGAAGCGTCTGCCCGATCCTTACTTTGCGCCGTCAAAGCGTCTTGAGAGTCCTGAATAAGCTTCAAAAGCCGCTGGTTTTCAACCTGAAGGTTCTGTGTGTAGTTGACAGCCTCATTTGCAAGGCGATCTGATGCTTCTTTGGCCCTACGCTCTTCGTGGTACTCCCATTTCAGCTTTTTTATGCGTTTTTGGGCGCGATTTCCCAATTGTGCAAGCTCTTCGTCCGATGCAGAGCCATCATCGTCTGTCCCTGCCTCCGAAGAAGCCCTTTGGTCCTCTGCTGGGCGGTCATCCACAACCTCAACCTTGACCTCATCGTCATCAGCACCCTTATCTGCATCCGTAGGAGGCTCAATCGTGGTTCTGACGCCCAAAAACTTGTCTTCTTCGCTCATTCTTCCGATTTCATCAGTCATTTTAGGCTCTCTCCACACCTCTAGGGTCTTCTACGACCGCTTCTACGGTGTCATCGTTGATTAAGCGGAACTCCTTACCGTGGATTTTTAGTCTAGTCCCACTAAATGCCCGGAAAACTACCCAGTCACCCACCTGACAGTACGGCCCATTGGGAAATCTGCCGTAATTGACGTAAGCGTCTGGTCCCATGGACATGACCCACCCCACAACAGTGGCAATGGACTCCTGATGTTGGGACTCAATCGACTTGACGATGCCACCTTCGGTGACTTCTTCTATTTCTGGGAGTGCAATTAGAAGTTTGTAGCCCTTTGGCTCCGGTAATTGCGATGCATAACGTGGATCTTTTTCTTCAACAACTTCTGCTGCGAGTGTAGCCACTTGGACCTCTCGTTTTTTTGCGCCTATAGGGCGATTTACCAGTATAACCACCATGTATCAAATCTATACAGTATGGTACTAACGTGAATAAGACTAAAACTCTCTAAGTCGATCCTCTATATCCAAAATCTCCCGTTCAGCCCGCGCCAATCCTTCGATGATCCCGCACATCTTACGATACTCTTCAATGTTTTGTGCCGAACCAATCGAAACCGAATCGGCTATCTCGTTCATCTGATCCCTCAATTTCTTTTTAAGCAACGAAAGAACGTCATCGCTGTCACTCATCCTTCTTTTTCTCCGAAAGCTGCATGCCAAACTTCACGCCTTCAATCTCCTGTTCGGCGTCAAACCTTTCCTGTTCCAATCTGAGTCTCACAGATTCAGCTTCCTGTTTGGCCCTGAACTTTTCTTGTTCCAATCCAGCCTTAGCGCCCTCAGCCTCTTGTTCGGCGTCGAACTGTTCCTGATCAATCTGAGACTTGAGTAACATTTCCTGGCGCTCTTGTTCCAGAGCAGCGGCATCGGAGCGTTCTTTGGAGGCGATCTTCTCGCGCTCAATCTGATTCTTCTCCTGACCCGATTGCTGTGTGACCGCAAGCTTCTGTTGTTCCAACTGCGATTTGGCTTGATCCGCTTGCGCTCGACGCTGGACATCCTGCTTTCTGATATCCAATTCTTTTTCACGCTGCTGCACGATAGGATCTTTTTGCGTCTGCGCGTCTTTCTCCGCTTTCGCCTTGGCTTTCTTCTTGCCCAGCATCTGGTCAGCAGCGTCAGCAACCAACGTACTAAGCCGCTTCTCGACATCGTTCGGCAACGGCTGGTTCGCCGGGGGAAGCGGAACACCAAGCTCTTCTTCGATTTGATCGCGGAAAATGAATGCCAAATGTTCGCGGATATGGGCATCTAGAGCAGAATTAATCGCACCGCCCATTTGGTTGTTCTTCATCTGTTCTTTAATCTGCGGATCATTCTTGAGCACCATATGCACTCTCATGTGTGCTTCATGGTCTTGGTACTCAAACGCTTTGACAGGCTTCAGCGTGAGAATGTCTTCGTTCTCGCTGACCGGGTCCGTGGGATGGGCTTCGTCAGGTTTCGGAACAATCTTGTCCGCATTCGGGATGCCAATCAAATCCATCATCTCACGATGGAGAAGAGGCATGTCATACAAACCGGGCGATTGTTGTGCCAACTGCATGGCCGCTTGGTATTGCATGATTCGTTGAGCCATCGTCGCTGCGTTGGGGTCCGAAACGGGGACAACATCGATGCGGTCATCGAAATCTTGAACCTTGATCCCCTCTCCTTCTTCGGTTTCATAAGGATAATCCGGTGACGTATAGTCGCGGATAATCCCAACGAGGATTTTATATTCCTGTTTGAGGCTCGCATGGATACGAGCCTGGATAGCAGACTGCACTTTCATTGCTCTTTCAAGGATGGCAAGTGTCGTACCGACAGGTGCCTCCTGATTCATGTCCGCTACCTTGAGATCAGCCATCGACGCAAAGCGTCTGCCTTCCTCCACGATGTTGCCCAATAGCTGATAAAGGACCGAAGAAGGTTCTTTGTAAGGAAGGAAGGTGATGTTGTCCCTGATAACGCCACCAGGGACATCAACGTCCCTGAATTCTCCGGGCATGATTGGTGTGTCGTCACCCTTGATCCTGAGTCCACGAGTCTTCAATCCCCCAGGTAAATTGGACAAGGTGCCCGCATCAACGAGTTGACGCAGCAAGCTCGTCGCTGATTTCGCGAGTCCACCGATCATGTGGATCAAGCCAAGATTATAGAATCCAATGCCGGGAACGTATCCGTAATGAACGAAATGTTGTTTCTTGATCCTGTGTGGATCTTCTTCCGCCCAGTTCCTGTAAATCGATAGAATCGTGGAACTGCTCTTGTCGATGGTGATGACATAAGGCAATGCCACTCCATCGGGATCTTCAAACCCCGGTACGTCTATGTCACAATGCATCTCAAGAAGCTGATGCCGTTCGTTGTTATCCCATGAAGGGCTAACGCCACCGATCTCATTGAATTTGCTTGTGATTGGATTTTCTTCGATATACGATGTCGTCAATTCAACATCACGATAGAACCCACTTACCTGAAGCTTTCTCACCTGATTCGTGCTTCGGTTCATGACATGGGTATAACGCTCTGCTTGCTCTAGTTCGGATTCGTTGTACGACACGACGAAATCTTCTGCCGGAACAAACATCGAAGTCGGCCTGCCCAACGAAGGATCAAAATAGATTTTGCGGAACGCTGACCCGGCAAGCGGCAGACTGAACAGCAGCTTTTCGGTTTCAGACCGATATTCGGTCATCACTTCGATAAGCTGATAGTTCATGTAATCTTGAACACGCTGCGCTTGCTTCTCGCGGTCATCGGTTAGAACACCCCAAATCTGTGTTTTAACCGGACCCTTCGCTGGCATGATTTCTTGGATCGTCTGTGCCTGGAATCGCACGACGGATTCGGAGAGCATCGGATGGAACACACCGCAAGCTCCAGCCCACGGGGTGGTACGATCCTCAATTTCCAAGCCTAGCTGATCAAGGCCCTCTTTGTAGGTGGACTCCCAAGAAGAACGACTGCTCTTATCGGAATCAAACATTGATATGCAATCGTTTGCCAATGTGCGAAGCTCTTTGTCATCGACATACTCAGCGAGATTGGAATCAAACTCTTCGGTCCCGGCACCCATAAGATCTGCCATGGGATCGAAATCGATTTCAACGCCGCCATCTTCCAGTTCGGTGACAAGAGAGTCGCCAATAGGCATCTCCTCTTCCGCCACGGTAAGCCCTTCTGGACCCATCTCGAAATCGTCTTGGTCAAGTAACCCACCAAGGGGTTTGTCTATCGCCATTTAATCACTCTGTTTTATCGCTTGTCCCTAACGAACTCGACTAGCAGCTTAATATCTGCACGCATTTCACCCACGGAGACTTTGAGTTCCGACACCGCCTTCGCGTTCTCTTCGTGGCGTCTGCCAAACTCATTCTTGACCTCGTAGAGAGAGAACACCAGAAACCTGTACAAAGCGTATATGGCTCCCAACAACAAAA